ATAAAAAAAAAAAAAAAAAAAAAAAAAAAAAAAAATTAAAAAAAAAAAAAAAAAAAAAAAAAAAAAAAAAAAATATATAAATTAGCAGAAAATAAAAAAAATGAAAATATGAAACTAAAAACAATAAATGTAAACATAACAAAGTTATGTAAAGAAATAAAAGACGAGATAAAAAATATAGAAAAAGCGTGTCAATATCTAGAGGGAAAAGAATACATAATGACAATAACAAGCGGAAACGACGGAAAACATATGAAAAAAAGTCTACATTACGAAAATAAAGCAATAGACATAAGATGTAAAAACATGAAGTATCCTGTAGGAACAACATTAAGAATAAGAAAAACATTAGGACACAATTACGATGTAATACTAGAAGAAAATCATATACATATAGAATATCAACCGAAATACATAAATCAAAAATGAACGAAAGAAAAAAAAGAAACCTAAAAAGACTACTAATAGTAGCAGCAACAATAGGAAGCCTATTGTTAGGAAGCAGAAACCCTGAAATAACAAAAACAATTATAAACACTTTAACAAATGAACTATGAAAAAAACGTAAAAAAATGGTATAGCGTAAGTGAATACGTAGACCAAGAAACAGGGGAAATAATAACAAAAAATGAATTTACAAAAAATTACTATAAAGTAAAAAACACAAAAAAATATGAAATTAACGGAACAAATGGAACAATTAAACATTGTACAGAGTGCAGAAAACACGGACAAGAAAGAATCAAATTTGATTGAATACGAACAAGTAGAAAACACACCATTTACAATAGTAACACAAGAAGGTAAACACTTCGGAACACTAGGAAACCACAGAATAACAGAAATAACAGAAAATAAAGAAAAATTAAAAGAAGAACTAAACACATTTAGTTGGGATAGAATAACACAAGTAATTTGGGCAGTAGTAGAAAAATTAACAGAAAAAAAATAAAAAATGAGTAATAAAGTAGTAATAGGCGGAGACAGACTCGGCACAGGAAAAAAAGAAACAGTAAGCTTAAAAAATTACGAAAGAAGCACGCACGATTTAAGTTATATATGGAGATCAACAATGGCAAGCGGGACATTAGTACCATTTATGTCAGAAGTAGCACTTCCAGGGGATAACTTCGATATTAGTCTTGATTGTGATATAAAAACACACCCAACAATTGGACCACTATTTGGAAGCTATAAAGTACAACTTGATGTGTTCGCAGTACCTGTAAGATTATATAACGGAAAATTACATATGAATATGTTAAATATAGGACTAAAAATGGCAGACATAAAATTGCCACAAATAGTTATGACAGCAGACGGAAAAAAAGTAGGAGATAATGACCAAATTAATGCAAGTTGTATATTTAGTTACTTAAATATAAGAGGACTAGGTACAAACTTTGAAGCAGAATACATAAAAAGAGAATTTAACGCAATACCATATCTAGCTTATTGGGATATATATAAAAACTACTATGCAAACAAACAAGAAGAAATTGGAGCATATATACATAATGACCAAAGTTTGTTAGAAAATAGTATAATAGATTGGGCAGTAGTAACAGCAGGACAAACAGACGTACACATAAATTCAGCACCACCATTAGTAGATTTTATAGTAGACTCATCAACAAAATTTCTAATTTCATTTTTAAATGAAAATGAACCAATACCAAATAGTGTAAGATTATTATGGTTAGAAGGAACATTAAACAATGTAGCATGGATGTTCGAAAGTGTAAGCTGGAACGCTAACCAATGGTATTTAGAATGTAAAAATCCAAAACCTGAATTTCAAGGAACATACACAAAAGCATTTTATGACGATAGAGTAAGAGTATACTTAAACTCGGAAAGACCAAAAGTTGAAACATTTCCTTTATCGAATATTGACGATATGCGAACAAGTATATTACAAGCAGTAAATAGCGCAGCAGCATTCGAGATTAGAAGTACAAGTGATGCACCATACGGGACACCATTACAAAGCGGAGCAAAAGGATATTGTAAATTATCAACACAGGAAGGACTAGGATTAAAAACATACCAATCAGATTTATTTAACAATTGGATAAGTACAGAATGGATAGACGGAGAAAACGGAGTAAACTCAATAACGGCAATAGATACAAGCGCAGGAAGTTTCAGTATTGACACATTACAATTAAGCAGAAAAGTATATGACATGTTAAACAGAATAGCAATAAGCGGAGGAAGTTACGACGATTGGCTAAACGCAGTATATACACATGAAAGAACAAGAAGCACGGAAAACCCAATGTATATGGGAGGACTAATAAAAGAACTAGCATTTCAGGAGGTAATAAGTAATGCAAGCGCAGCAAGTGAAGATATAACACAACCATTAGGAACACTAGCAGGAAAGGGAAGTCTAACTAAAAAACATAAAGGAGGAAAAATACACATTAGAGTAGATGAACCTTCATACATAATGGGTATAGTATCATTAACACCAAGAATTGACTATAGTCAAGGTAATAAATGGGACGTAAACTTAAAAACAATGGACGATTTTCACAAACCTGCATTGGATGAAATAGGATTTCAAGACTTAATCACAGACCAAATGGCATGGTTCGATACAACATGTAACGAAGACGGAATATTAAGTACATTTAGCGCAGGGAAACAACCTGCATGGTTAAATTATATGACAAACGTAAACCAAACTAGAGGAAACTTTGCAGAAGAAAACTCACAAATGTTTATGACATTGAATAGAAGATATGAACAGGACAATCATGGAAGAATTAAAGATTTGACAACATATATTGACCCGTCAAAATTTAATAATATATTCGCAGATACAAGATTGGATGCGCAAAACTTTTGGACGCAAATAGCAGTAAACATAGAAAGTAGAAGAAAATTATCGGCTAGATTAATGCCAAATCTATAAAAAAAAAAGGGGGGTAACACCCCCTATCAAAAACTTAAAAAATAAAAAAAATGTATAAAAAACAAAATGTAAATAACACAAAATTTAATATTAATAAAAGTGTTGAAGGAGAAAGAATAGAACAAAAAGTGGAAAGAATAACAATCAACAAAGAACCAATAAAAGACGGTGCACCATTAATCTATACAGATAGAAAAGACGGAGTGCAAGCAGGTTATAACATCAAAACAGATAGGTTCGAAATTGCAGTAGAAGCAATGGACAAAGTAACAAAAAGCACTTTGGCAAAAAGGGACAATGTAGCACAAATGAACATTGTAAAAGACGGCGAAGCCGATAGTATACAAGGTAACGGAACAGAAAAATAATTAATTAATAATAAGCGGTACGCATGTATACTTATATATCAAGTAAAAGGTACCGCTTTAAAAAAGCGCGAAAATGAGTGATGCAGCATCAATAGGAGGAGGAGTACTAGGAATAGGACTACAACAAATAGGACAACAACAACAAATGAGTAATCAAATGCAATTAATGGATATGCAACAATATAACCAAATGGCACTGAATGAACAAATGCAAGGAATACAACAACAAAATTGGGATTATACGAATTACGAAAACCAAGTAAAACATGCAGAAAACGCAGGACTAAACGTAGGACTACTATACGGACAAGGCGGAGGCGGAGGCAGCACAATGGGAGGAGCAAGCGGAGGAAACGCAGCAAGCGGAGCAGCACCACAAAATAATATGGGAATGGCATTGCAAAATAGTACATTAGCAAGCCAAATAAAAATGAATGAAGCAGCAGCAGATAAAGCAGGAGCAGAAGCAGACAATATAAGAGCAAAAACTCCAAATATACCGCTAGAGGGAGAAAATCTAAAAGCAGATACAGGGTACAAAACTGCACAAGCAGAAACAGAAAACCAAAAAAGAGATGTATTAATAGAAAATATGAAACAATCAGGAATAAGCCAAATGCTAGAAAATACGGGAAAGGCATGGTTAATGAGTGACCCAGATGTTAGAAAAGATGCAGGAAATTATAACGAAACATACGACTATCATACAAACGTAGGTGAAAATAGTAATATGGCAAAACAAATAGATGCAGGACTACTAAAAACAGCAAGCGAAACAGATAGTAATCTAGCAGGTATAGACCTGACAAATCAAAAAATTAAAGGATATTGGACAGAATTGCTAAACGAAACAAAAAAAGCAAACGCAGCAGGAATACAAGCAGCAGCACAAAAATTAACAAGCGAATGGAATACAGGAGAATATACAAACTGGAAAACATGGGCAGACCAAGCACAAAGAAGCGTACAAGCAGCAGGAACACTAATAAAAGGAGGAACAAAAATAAATAAAACGAACACTTATAACCAAAATGGCGACCGTTGGAACGATACACCAACAAATTAATATGTGCTTATATCCGAAATTAATAAAAAATAGAAAATATATAGCAAACAAAAAAAACGGCGGGGTAATACCTGCCGTTTTCGATAATAGGGTACTAATGGTACCCGTTGGGTGCGGAAAGTGCATAGAATGTAAAAAACAAAAAAGTAGAGAATGGCAAGTAAGACTAACAGAAGAAATAAGACACGATAAAAGAGGTAAATTCGTAACGCTAACATTTAGCGACGAAAGTTTAATAAAATTAAATAAAGAAATAGAACTAAAAGGATATGAACTAGACAACGAAACGGCAACACTAGCAATAAGAAGATTTTTAGAACGTTGGAGAAAAAAATATAAAAAAAGCGTAAAACATTGGTTCGTAACAGAATTAGGAGGAACAAGAACAGAAAGAATACATATACACGGAATAATATGGACAGAAGAAACAGCAGAAACAATAAATAAAATATGGGGATATGGATATACATGGATAGGCGACAAAAATAACGGAGGATACGTAAACGAAAAAACAATAAATTACATAGTAAAATATGTAAATAAAACAGACCAAAAACATAAAGAATACGAAAGTAAAATACTAACAAGCGCAGGAATAGGAAAAAAATATATAGAAAGAAAAGACAGCGAGATAAATAAATATAATGAAAAAGAAACAGAAGAAAGATACACAACAAGGCAAGGGCTAAAAATAGCCATGCCAATATATTACAGAAATAAAATATATACAGAAGAAGAAAGGGAGAAACTATGGATAAAAAAACTAGATGAAGAAGTAAGATACATATGCGGAGAAAAAATAGACATAAGTAAAGGAGAAGAAGAATATTATAAAGTACTAAAATATTACAGAAATAAAAATAAACAATTAGGGTACGGAAATGACCAAAAAAATTGGTCAAAAAAAAGATATGAAAATGAAAGAAGAAACACAAAAGTAAAAGAAAGAATAATGAATAAAAATGCGCAAGAATCTAAAGCGCAAAGAAATAAATAAATATTTATGCATGTGGGCATAAAGCCGCTGCGCTATTTATACCACATAAATAAATATTTATCTAAAATAGGGCGCAAAAATTAAAGCGCCTAAAAGTTAAATAAACATTAAATACGAAAAAAAAAAAAAAAAAAAAAAA